AAGAAAGCGCCTTGGCCACGCTCCCAGATTGAAGCTTGCCCCATCGCTCTCGCTCCGCCGCTCGCTCCCTTTTTTGCTCGATCTGCTCGGGGGTCAATTGCCGAACCTTGGGCTCTCTCCAGTCATCCTTCTGGCGGCCGTCCTCATCGACCTTGGATTGCCCTACGTCGTTGTCTCGCTTGGGTTTAGGTTCGGGCTTGGGCAATTCACTGGCGAGCCCGTGAATCGGCATCAGCGCACCGCCCTTGAACTGCCCGCCAGTAACTGGACTGACCTCCCCGCCTGCTTTGGCTTTACGCCAAACCGTCCCGTTTGGCGTGGTCCAAGTGCCGTCGCCGTTGTTGGTCCATGCACGAGGGTTATCTTGCTGCTGGCCTGGCTGCTTCATCCCTCTGGTAATCGCATCAAGCCAACTCAGAACCTGAGGCAAATTCTTGTCCGGAGCGACACCGATAAAGTTGCCATCCATCGTGTCCAACTGCATTCCGTAGTTTGCCATTTCCGCCCGCTTCCAAGAATTGACGCGGCCCATGTGAATCCGCTTGCCCTTGGCTCTCGCCTGCTTGAGCATCTTGGTGAAATCGTCATTGAACCCAGACTTCCTTAGCTGAGCATCAGTTGGGCGAAACACACCGTCAATTGGATTGAATCCGAGCTTCCACGCAGTTGAGCCGCCGATAAAAAGCACGTCGAAATCATCCCACGGGATTTTCTCAGGGTGTTTTTCAATCCCGTCCTGCGCGGCAAACGCGACCGGCAAGCCAGACTTGCGAATCTCAGCAAGCCACGGCTTGGACCGCTCCAGCGTTTTTTCCCAGTCTCCAACAACATCAGGCGCCACAACAAATTGAGTCTTGCCAGCCAATTCCGGCTTGCTGGCGACCTTGGCAATCAACGCCCGAAACCTCTCGGGTGAAAACGGCTGTGTCCCGGTGAACTCCGAATAGACGCCGTTGTCCAGCGCGATGTGCGAATAATCCTCTGCGTGCCCGACGTAATGCTGCGTATAAGGCGTGATCAGCAAACCCAATCCAGCATTCTTTTTGGCTGCCTCACGGACCGGCGGCGAACTGTGGCCAGTTAAGTAACTGGTCGGCTTGTCGCCATCCCTTGGATGCCGCTGGCTGTCCCACTCCTGGTATCGCTTGGGAGCAAACTCGCCCGGCTTCTTGCCGTCGTGAGCCTCAGTTTCCCGAGGATGGTCATCCTCGACCCAGTCAAAACTTTTTTGCCCCGACATTGGCCGGTGTCGCCCAAAACGCTCAACGCCAACTGCCCAGTGCGCGGCAAACCGCTCAGCCAATGCGACTGGCTTTGTAGGCTCCTGCCTATGATTCCAGCGAAACATAATGCCCTTTCATGCCAAGCCTCCCCCTTGGCTTGAACTGTAATTGCTACTGGTTAGGTTGCTGCGCAAGCGCGGCCGCCAATTTGGCTTGAATCTCCGCCTCCACTTGAGCACGCAGCGGGGCAAGTTTTTCGTCTCGCTGACGCTGTTTTTCTTCGTGGTCCAACCGATTTTGGTCGCTGTCAGAGGCAAGCCACTGTTCAATTGCGCCCATCATGTGGTCGTGCAGTTGATTTGGCTGATTTTCCAGCAAATCGTCGTACTGCTGCTGAGTCAGTTTATCAATCATAAAACTTGCCTTCCTGCGGCTTTCAGGCGGTTATACAACTCCTCGGCAGCTTGGCCGAAGTCAATCCGCTCTGTCGCTCGCTTCTTTCTGTTTGTCGTTGCAATCGGCTGCTCGTCTTCGTCTTCGTCTTCGTCGTCATTATCCGTAGACAAATCGTAGCCGAGCTTTTCCCAAAGCTCCTTTTCATAATACCACAGCGCCGCTTGAAATTCAGCGTTTGACATGTGCAAACCTTGCTCTTGCAAAATCTGCTGGGCGCGCTGCACCAAACCCGGGTTGGTCGGGTTTTCCGATTTATCGTTTCGCAGCAAATGCTCCCACTCGGACGAGTCTGGGGCAAGGTTCTGAGCTTTGAAGGACTGGTCCATTCCCTTTGCGGCGTAATTGATTTCGCTCGCGTCAGAATAGGTTTTTCCAGTTACTCTGTCCATCTTCTTGTAGGCTTTATGGCGCTGGTCAGCCCACTGAGCCAACTGCTCGGTTCCCTCCAGATTACCACTGCGGTAAACATGCTTGCACTGCTGAATCAGTTGCCGCCGGTCCATCCCGTGCAGCCGCGGGTCGTTTCCTCGCATGTTTAGTAGTTCATTGTGAACGCGAACCGCCTGCTTTCTAATTGCATTGACGGAATGCTCGGTCAAGGTTCCGCGGAGCCGGCCCAGCGACCGCATGAACCACATATCCACCGTCACGGGGTCGTAATTTCCGTGCAAATTGTTGTAGAACGCGCCTATTTTTGGTCCAAAATACTGCGCGCCGAGCACCCTGTCGCGGACTTTCAGGTCGCCAACACCCTTGCCCATTTCCTTGGCCAGTTCTTTGTTTTCCATTTCAGTAGACAGGAAGCGGACCATTTTTTCCCGCCCTTCCGGTGTGTGCCACTGAAACTTGTTCATCATCTTGTTCATCAGGTCTCGGTGCTGGGCCTGAGTTTTCAGCGTCTTGCCCTTGCCGTTGGCCTCGGTATTAAACTGGCCGTTCTCGACAAAATGGTCGAACTGCTTGACCGCCTCTTCTAGGTTATTAGTGACCTCGGTCGCCGAACTGTGAACGGCAACGCACAGCTTGAACAGGGCCGCGGCGTGCGGGTCATTTTGAAATCGATTTGGGTACAACTTGTTGAGCCAGCCCATCATTTGCTCAATCGACTTGTCGTACCATCCAGTTGCACCAGCTGTCTTGGCGTACCGAGAAACCTCGGTTGCCATGTCCTGAGAAATCCGCTCCCGGTGCTCGGGATTGCTCAGGTCCAGTTTGCCGCCCCGCTGCAAACTCCGGTCGTCCAGCGCTCTGGCCACATGAACGGCCAAAGGGGCGCCGTTCGGGTTGTCGGGGTTGGTCACGCGAAATGGCTCAGACCCTGAATGAACATCCACAGTATGGCGGTGGTCGGCAGCCTCGGGTGCTACCGGCCGGGCCAAGCCCTCAACCTTCTTCTTGTTCCACGCCTTGAAGAACGGGTTAATGGCTTCGCGATGAGGTTTTTGCCACGCCGCCTCCTTCTCTGCCCGGCTGACCTTTTTCTCTTTTTTTGCCGCAGCAGGCGGGGCATCCGCGCCAATTACGGACGGAGCCCCTGCGGGTGTAGGAACCTGCCTATTGTTGTTCGGTATGACGCTTTGCGGCGCCACAGTTGGTGCGGCGGCCGCTTTCTGTTTTGCCTGCGCCGCAGCCCGAAGCTCTTTTCCGCTAATTGCCTTCGGAAGGTCAGGCTGAACCGGCATTGCTTGCTGAGTCGCCATCGCTGGCACGGCATCCTTGCCCACAGGCGCAGGCTTACCCTTGACGGCAGCGGCAGGCTTTGCTGTCGCCGGCACGTCCGCAAAGTCGTCCAGCATTCCAGACGCAAACCGCTCGACCGCAGCATTGGACTGAAACGCCATTTGACGGTCGTCGAACAGTTGGTCCTCGTCGTCATTAGTCAGCCCGTCGCCGTCGCCATCGCCAGGGACGCCCTGCGCCTGACCCATATCTGGGAACGGCACAAACTGCTGCGCCTGCCCGCCGCCCATCTGGGCCTGCATCATCATCGCCTGCTGGGCTAACTGCTGCTTCTGTGCCTCGTTGTTGATGCGGGCCGACTCCAAGCCTGGGTTATCCAAGAACTCTTCGCCATCGACCGGCGGAGAGGCTCCCAGTGCATCGTAAATGTCTTCGGTCCGAATCTTGACGCCCATCGCCCACGCTGCTTGGTAGCTTGCGATTCGCTCCTGCGCATCAGGGCTCTCGGTGTCGATGACAAACCGCAAAAACACGTCATCCGTGCCGGGGAAATTCCACTGCTGAAGTGGCCGCAGCAGGTCGGTCGTGATTGTTTCTTCCAGATTCAACCCGTCGAAGCGGACAATGTCGTGGAAGGTGGCGAGGTGCGCGTCAGCCACACCCGAGCCCATGCCGGTGGCCTCGGCTTCGCTGGTCAACGTCTGACCGAGAATGTAGCGTTTAATTTTGTGTCCGAAAAACGTCTGGAGGACGGACTGTAGCTCGCTGATTCCGCCCAGCCCAGGCTCGACAATCTGCACGCCGTACATATCGCCGTACTCGCCAGTCGGGATAGGGACCAGCACCACGCTCCGGCCGGGGGCTCCTCGCTCCTGCGCAGCCTTTTCGGTCCTCTCCTTGGCTTTCGGGTCGTGCGCGGGGTACTTCCAGATTTCAATGCCCAGCGCCGACCGCTCGACGTATTCGAGCAGCAGTTTCAGACTCTCCTGATAAGCCCACCACGTCCAGTAGATGCGGCTGCGAATGCCAACGCCGTTGATGCTGCCGGCTTTTTCTGGCCGCATGAAATCGCCATCTTCGATGATGTGCTTGTGAAGGCACATCCGACGCCGCTGCTGGCCGTCGAACCAGTAAACGAAGCCGTGCTGAGTGGCATCGACTCTCGACCGCTCGAAGCCTGCGTAGTCAATCCACTTGTCGTCGTTGGATTGTGTCGTGGGTCCGATGCGGATGCCGACTTGGTCTGGGTCGTACTCATACGAATCATCGGCGTACCGGAAAATCAGCTTGTCGCCGTGCCTGGGCTCCCACTTGCGGACAAAGATTCGCCGCTGCCCGCCGATTGGCCGAACGCCCATTGTCTGAACGGTTGCTGTTTTGCCGTACCAAATTGCGTCCATCAGCGCGTACCGAAGTTTCATAAACTGCGGCGTGTGCTTGAGAATAGACGTGAGCTTGTCCGCCATGACCTGCGCATCGCTCTTGGGCTTCTTAAGCGCCGTGCGAATCCGCATCGCCGTTTCTTGGCTGTCAGCCTTGTCCAACGCATCGCGAAGAACGTCGTTGTCCACCGGCTGAATGTGCCAGTTCAGGAGCGCCACGCACCGCATCCGAGCCTCGACACACTCCATAATCATCGGCTCGTTGCGCATGATCTCGGCGTTGGCCGAACTGTGCATCAGCGCCTCATCGGCGTGCATGTAGGCGTTGGCCACCATGCCGTAACGGCCGACAAAACTAAACATGTGCGGCATGTCAGGCTGGCCGAAATTCGGCGGAGCGCCCGGCCAAGCACTTGCCGGGTCGGTCTTGCTGGCCAGAGCCACGCTTAGCGGTACAGTCTGCGCCGAGAGGGGGTACTTGCTTGCGCGCCCGTTAAGGCGGCCTTTGACTATCGCTTGGGGGTCCATCAGACGGTTGCCTTTCCTCTTGGTTCTTCATCTCCGCCATCTTCTGGCTGCTCGCCGGCCTGCATTTCCAGCAGCAGCGAGGCGTTTCTTGCGCGGAGTCGCTTAAAAGCGCTGACAAATTTTTCGTCGGCCTTGCCAATCCGGTTGAACCGCAGGTCCACCATCAGCAGACCACCGCGGCTCAGGCTTAGGAGACAAAACGGGTAGTGGCTGGCAAGCACTTGCAGCGGGACGCCGCCAAAGGTTGACAGGTTGCTCTGCGCATTGGCCAGTTGCTGGCTGTGAACAAACACTTCGCCATCGCTTGGCATTTTGCAGGCTTTCACGTCTTCAATCCGAACCCACATGCCCGACCGAATCTGTTCTGGGTGCATTATCTCCCCTCCCACTTGTCGCCGTATTTTGCTTGGTAAAAGCCGTTCATCCACGCCTGTCGCTTTTCGCTTTGATTCACCGGACCAATCGACTTGCTTTTGTAGGGACATTCGCTGTCCGTTTGACCCGCAAGAAAAGCGGCTTTGCCCTGCTGGAAACAGTAACGCTCGTCCCACCTGCGAATCTGAAGGGTCACGGCCGCCCCCTGTCAGGCGCTCCTCGGTCTGGCCTTGATGGTCGCCCACGAAAATTCCGCCGCTCTTCCGGCAACGCGCTGTGTCCGTAGATGCGGCGTCCTGCTCCTTCGATAGCCAGTGTTCGAGAGCGAAAGCCCTGCTGGGTGACCTTGCGCGGGATGTAGACGCCCTGCTGTCCGTCGAAGCTAACGACCTGCCCAGCCGCGAGCGTATAGCGAAACCGATGCCCGTAGGCAGTGCCGCGAATTCGCAAATCATCCCAAACCGCGCCGCCAGCCGATGGCGCGCGCACGATGCGCTCAAAAATTCTTGGGGGTACGTCGTAGTAAGCGTAAAGAGCGCCAGGCCCGCCAGTCTTGCCGCCAACGGTCCGGCCCAGTTCGCCCTTGACGTGCGTCCGACCGCCTGATTTGCTCATTCTCGCCGCGCGCGGGTTGATAGAATGCTCCTGGAACCGGACGTATAGAATCGACCGGCGGTAATCGTACTGAAACGAATACACGTTGCTGCTGGCCGGCGTGCGAATCTCCGGCGTGACCGTAAGCTCTTGTTCTTCGTCGTCGTCGCCTTCCGGCTGAGTGACTGGACGCCGCGACTCCTCGGTTAGGTCGGGCGCAGCACTGGCCGAGGGCCGACCGGACTGGACGACCGGCTGGCCCAGCTGGTTGACTTCTGGCCCTTCCTCGCCTTCTTGGGTGTCCCAGAATGGACGCTGAGCAGGTTTAACTTGTCCGCTCGGCGTGATTGTGTAGCCAGCGTTTTCCAGCACTTCCCTCGCAGCGGTCTCGCCGCGCTGATAGCCGGACCAAGCAGGGTCTTTGCCGAGGATTTCGTACCCGTAACTGCGCAGCAAATCAGCCGCCATCTGCAACTGGTCGGCAGGTCGCCGCCTTCGGCCGATGGAAGCGCGAATCGCTTGTCCGATGGGGCCGAGGGAGCTGAGCAGCGCATTGACGCCCTGCATCGCCATGCCGCTGAGACTGTAGCGGTTGACCTCTCGCTGAAAGCGGTTAAGCGCGTTTCTGCCTGTTGCATCCCGCACAGCCCGGTTAAAACGCCGCTGTAAACCCGCAGGAGAGGCAGAGCTTAAGCCTCGGCGAGCCTTGCCTATCGCCCTGCCAAAGTCAGTCTGCGCAAACGCGCGGCGTGCCTGCGTCCTGGCGGCGCGGCTGGCTAACTGAAATAGCGGCGACTTTTGCTTGGCCAATGACTGTACCTCGGGAAAAAGCTTCCCGAGCAGTATAGGCTGTTTCCTACCAAGCAGAAACTCTCAATTTTGGCCGGGGCCGTAGAGATGCCGGAACCAGTCGGCCGCAGTGCCGGAGTCAATGCTGCCCTGCATCAGTTCACGCAAGCCGACGCCCCCTTCGCCGGCCGCGCGACTGACCAGCTGGAGCCAAAGCCGGTGCTGGACCGGGATGACTTTCCAGCACCGCTCGCACACGGGAAACGTAACGTCAGCCAGCTGCTGGTCGTAGCAGAGCTTGCCGCATCCCCAACAGGCCGCTTGGTCGTCGTCAATATGACTGAACTCGTTTTGCTTGCTCATCACAAACGGCTCCACAGTGGGCGTAGCCGGCAACGTCTGTCCAATTATCGCGTTTTCGCTGATGCACCTGCCGGCTCGCCTTGAGCAGTATCATAGCAAGCGCAACTTGGTACGGCTCGAATCTAGTGCCATCTTTCAGTAAATCCGAGAACAGCCCAGTCCACATGTCGGCCGTGCGCCTAAAGTCTTGGTCCGGCGGTCCGTACTGTGCCTGGCGGTCGCCGCCGGTGATACGGATGGCCTCCTCCAAAACCGACTCCGTCACCACTGGCTCCTCATGCTTACCGCCGCAAAATGGATACGGCTTGCCACAATCGTCCGCAAGGTTTGCCGCCGGTTCCCACTCTTGGGGCTCCTCCCAGACCTGCCCATCCAACTCGAAAACGAAATGCAGGCCCAGCCACCGAGCAGCCCAGTATTCGCAGCGAGCCCCGACCGACTCGGTCCAGCCATCGAGCAGGCAAACGTGCGTGCAGGCCATCAGTGCCATTACGTCGCGCCGGTATGCAGACCGCAGGTCAAACCCCTCAGGCGGCTTGCTCCAGTCGTGGTTTGACGGCAATTCCAAAGGGTCGAAATTGCCTTTTTCGCGGTCAAGGTCTGCTGGGCTGATCACGCAGTAGCCAGCATTCAGCAGCACGCCGCCGACGCGGTCAAACTCGGGGAAATTGTAGTGACGACGCCCTCGCATCGGGCCGGCTAAATACACGGTTTTCATTGAGTAGGTTCCTGCCTATCGTTTTGAGGTTCAAAAATATTCAGCAATTTATAAGCCACCACTTCGGCCACCTGCGGAACTATGGCGTTTCCGAGGCATCTAAGGCGGTCCACTCGCTTGGGAACCCCATGAGCCACTCGACCCACGTCGGGTTCAGTTGCCCACCAGTCGGCGAAGGCGAGTCGTACTCGTTGGATTTCGTCGCTCCCCGCTCGGCTGCGTAGTCCAAGCGGTCTCGAAGGCTGCCCGTCTTGCCCGCGCCCTTCCCGTCTGTCGCTGTTGGTGTCGGGAACAGTTTCACCACCATCCCTAAGTCCACATTCTTGCCCCGCTCCAATTCCCGCCTGGACCCTTCCTCTGTCCGGCTTCCCTTTGTGCCGTCCGTGCTTCTTGGTGTCGGCCACATTGCTACAGATTGCTCTAGTTTGGAAGGAATCGTTCTTCCGGTTTTGCTCAGATGCTTTTTGACTTGCTCTAGTGTCGGAAGCGACTCCCTGCACATCGCTTCCGCGGCACGAGGTGTTGGCCACATCGCCGCTCGGCAACTGGGCCACTTCTGCATGCTCGGCGAAAGCTGATTCGCCGTTGCGGTAGGCGAGAATAAAAACCCTGTCCCTGATATGCGGCGCACCAACGGCGGCAGCTGGTATGCAATGCCATTCACCATCAAACCCGAACGAGGCCAGCGTCCCGAGAACTCGGTCCAGTCCCCGAGTAAGCAGCCCTGCCACGTTTTCCAACACCACAGCTCGGGGTCGTAATTCGCAAACCAAGCGAATGGCCTCGAAGAAAAGCCCGCTTCTGGCTCCCTCAAGTCCTGCCCCTTTCCCGGCGTAGGAAATGTCCTGACAGGGAAAGCCGCCGATGATGCAATCGACCCGCTCAAGATTGTGCCTTCCGCACTGCCGGATGTCTCGCTCGCGGTGCACGTCTGGCCAGTGTCGCTTAAGGATTTTGGTTGCGTAGTCATCGATTTCTACCTGCCACTTCGTTTCAAACTTTCCGGTGCGCTCAAAACCAAGCTCGAACCCGCCAATCCCCGAAAACAGACTGCCTATCGTGTACATGCGACACCTCGAAACGATTCACTGGGCAACACCGCAAATCCGCGGTCCACGCCCGCCAATCCGTCTACGACATGGATGCCGACGCCGTCGAGCCAAGCCACAGCTACGATTCCCGGCTTCCCTGAAAATCGCCCTAAGTCCAGTAGCCTCATGTACTTACGTCGATTGACCCGCACGGCCGCCAGCGCCGCTATCGGCGCTTTGACTCGCATTGACTCCGCCCAGCAAATCAGGCAATCGTCGTGAAACAGTGCCGACTCCACGCCGTAAGACCACGGCAGTCGCCTGACCGTGACGCGGTCGGAAAAGGCCTGGGCAACGTACTGCTCGGCGGCTGACTCCATTGCACTAGACTCCTTGGGCTGGCAACTTAACATAGGCTGCGCCCTATTTTCAATCCCCAGCAAAAATAATTTTTTTTCACTGCCCCTATTGCGTTTTGTCTGACGATATAGGATGCTACCTATCTGTGGTTTTTTGTTGTTTTGCAAGGAGAAACAAAAATGAATTTGAAAACTAGGACTATGTTTCAAGACACATTGGCTGCTTTTAAGAAATGCCGCGAAGCAATTGAAGGGCTTTGCAACGACCCAGCAGCCAACCCTTTGAGCGATGCCGAGTGCAAGGCTGCTCAGCAGTTGGCTGACGAAGCCGCCCGCTTCTTGACCGCTTTGGCGGAATATGACGACACATCCGTCAGCGAAATGCTTGAAAACGACTCGCAGGCGGGCGTGGTGTGGACGCTGAACTCTAACGTTGAAGCGTTCGTGCAATCCGACTAAGCAAAATAGGTTCGTGCCTACGGTTTTGATTTTTACCATTTACAAGGAGATGTGATATGACGACAGCAGATTTAGCGACCAGACCCTCTAGTATGGCCGGTTATCACCGCCAGCGGGTGATTGCCGAGCTTCGGGAATTGGTTGAGACCGCAACCGAAATCATCGACGCAGTCGAGCGTGAAGAGCAAACGAACTTAGAGTTTGTTCTTGCCTCAAAGTTTCATCACGCGCTGTTCTGTTTAGGACAGCTTTCCGCCGCTCAAATCAACGAGAGGATGCACAATGTCTAACGACGCAATCACCATTAAACGGCTGGAAACCCTTCTAATTCCGGCAGGCTGGGACGGCGACCCGAAGAGCAGTCAACTGGAAAGCGTGCGTTGCTGCGAATGGCAAGACCAAGCAGTGACCTTGTATGGCTCCTACTGGAGAGACCGGCTGATTGCGGCGTGGTACGACTTGGATTGTGTTGTGATTGCCAGCTGGCCAAACTATAGGCTAAATCCTACGGGTGAGGTGAATGAGCTTCGCGGGCAGTCAGCCAAGTTTCGCCGAGAGTTTCGGCCTCGGCAGCTGGCCAGTCTGGGGGTGTCGCATGACTAACCCAGGACGGCCGCCGCTCAGCCCTGAAGGGACGGTCATGCTCAGCTTGCGAGTGCCGCAGTCCATCATGGACCGGCTCGCCGAACTGAAGCCGAAAGGTTTAAGCACAAGCGCTTACGTCAGGCTTCTGCTGGAAGCCGAGGCGGAGCGAAAAACCAAAAGGCCTAGACGAGCCTTTTTCGATTGAGCGCAAGGACGCTCTGCATTTCGAGAATCTTCGAGCCAAAGCCCGGGGGTGGCTCAAGCCTCTCTGGGCTTTGTGCTTCTCCCTGCCAGTGTATCGCCAGTTTATTGAACGCGCCTGAGCAGGCATCTACTTGGTCGGCGTAACTGGACTCGGGAAAAGCCGTCGCTTCGTCTAGGTAAGCCTCGTTCCAAGCGCCCTTGCAGATTCCCACGTTGCCCGCTTCAACCTGCGCCGCCAGCCCCATCGCTCTGACTACCTTGGCCGGACCCGGCAGGTTGATGCCGTCACGCTTTCGCGTGCGGCTCCCTCCGACCACGTCGAGGAAAACCGGGAAGCCGGCCAGCTTGGCCACGTCCATCTGCCCAATCTCTTTGCCGCCGCTGCCGCCTTCTTGCTCGATGTAGATGATGACTTCGCCGTCGTACTTCTCGGCATCGCGCTGGGCTGTTTGGAGCATGACTTTGTCGCGGTCGGCTGGATGCCACTGGCCGCGGACCACGTCCTCGATGATGACTTTGTAAGGCCGAGCATCGTGGGGCATGCAAAGCAACGCTCCCGCAGTGTAGCAGCCGTCGCCAGCTGTGGCGGCCCGGTCCCAGTACCGGACCCGCATTGCGCCTCGGGGGATTTCGTGGGGCGCAATTAGCTGGAAGTTTTCCCGGCTAAACATCAAACCGGCAACATCGACGAACTTGCCCGCTAGTTCCTGCTCTCGCATCGCCGAGGTGTAAACGCCGCTGATGAGGTCAACGTACTCGGAGGCGACGAAAGGATTCTCGCTGGAGTGAGCCTGAATCAGGCAGGTGTTCTTGCGCTGCCTGTACCAAGAGTCGCCGAATTTCTGCAATCCCTCGCCGCCCAGGCGTGCCGCTTCGCCGGCGTCCACCATCGTAAAAAATTCCTGAAACGTCCAGTGCTGCCGGCCCCTGGGAGTAAACGTGAGTAAACACTGGCCCATTTTTCCGCGATAACGCAGGGTCGCAACGCCAATCTTAAACACGTCTTGGTGGGCAATCGATGCTTCATCAATCCATAGCATCGGCTTCGAGGGGCCGCGAAGCTTGTCTGGGTCTTCGCCGGAGCGAAAGGCAATCTCTGCCCGGCCGCCGTCCTCGGTTCGGAAAAATGCTCGGGGGAAAGGGCTGAGCTTGGTCCGAATCAGCCGGCCAACACTGCTCGCCGCTTCGCAAAACGTAGGGAACGTGGTGTCCTGCGCAATAACGTAGGTCGGCGAGACCGCCATGATTTCCCAACCGTCGCGGGCGTCAAACAGTACCTTCAGCGCGCCAGTGTAACTCTTGCCGCTTGCTCGACCCGCTACAAACCCCGTAATAAAGGCTTGAGAATCGATGAACCGAAGCTGCTTGTCGTAGACGCGGTGAACGCACTGAATCGTACCGTCAGCAAGCTTGACTCGCTCAACTGTCTGCTTCTGGCTCTTGCGCGCTTTCGGTAGAAAGCTCATCGTGTAGGACTCGCTGGGCAAATTCTGTGGCGTCGATGATACGAGGCAATTGCTCTCGACTCTTGACCACGACGAGGGAAACGCGGGTGTCGAGACTGAGGTCTGCGCCTGGGTCAATCTTCTCGATGAGCTTCATGCGGTCGGCATTCAGCGACTGGACCCGCGCGTAAAGCGTGGCAATCGTCTTGTAGTCTCGATTACCCTCTTTATCGAAGGAATCGGCCTCAGCGCTGCGAATCAGTTTCCAAAGCTTGGCCTCCTGCTGCTCCAGACGCTGCCACTCCATCGCTACAAGTGACTCGACCGACTCGGCGATCCGCTCCTTGTAAATCGATAATCCGTCTTTGACGTAGTCCCAAACGGAGACTTGGCTGACTCCGATTTCCTTGGAAATCTCAGCGTAAGTGTAGCCCTGGGCAACTAGCTCAAGTGCTTGCAGCTGCCTTTCGCGGCGGCCGACCTCTTGTTTGACCTGCCTTGAGTTGTGGCGGGGCTTCCGCTTGTCCGCCTTCTGCTTCGGCTTCGGAATCTTGTTTTCTTGGCTCAACGACCACCTCAGGCTTTTGCGAAAGATACCGCAGCACGTCCTCGTAACTCACGCCAACGCCGTGAGCGCGGAGCCCAGCCGCGATTCGGCCAACGCCCCAGCCGTCATCAGACATGGACCACACCCGCTCGTTTGTCTCAAGCTCGGGATAAGTCTCCATCGTCGCCGCTTGAATCTGCACTCGCCGGGCGAGCTTGGCTGGGTCGATTGTCAGTTTCTCCGAGGCAAGCTCTGCACCCATCATTCTTGCAACGTCTGCATTCATAACCGCAATTTCGCGGGCGTGCTCCCTCACCTCTTCAATCGACACCTGCTTCATTCGCGCAACCTGGTCGAGAGTCATCCCCTCATAGGAAAGAAGCTCCTCAAACGACTCGGGCGCCGGCGGCTGGTCGTTCTCAGGCCGCTCGGTCGAATCGTCGCCGTCAAACACGCTCGGGTCATAACCGCCAAACTGCTCGCAGCGCTGTCGCCATCGCTCCTCAATTTGCTTCTCTTTCTTGACTTTTGCTGGGTTGCGCTGGCCGGAGGAATGCTTGCCTGGGGCCATCCTCTCCTCTTCGACTCGGTCCACGTCAGGGTTGCCTGAAGCGTCATACCAGTCGTAAATCACAGCCACATGCTGCGGCGTCATGTTTCGCAGGCTGAGTAGGCTGGCTACAGACTCCAAGCGCTCGGGAAGCTTGTCTTCCATCGCCGGCCGGACTTCGCGAAAAGCGTCCCAGACAGCCTTGCTGCCGCTGGGGTTGCTGCCGCGCGGGTTAATTTTGACCGACTCTGCCCACTCGACGGTCGCAGCGATAAACACGTCAATCGCAAGAACCAGCGCCCAGGCTGACTTGTCGATCACGGTGTCGTCTTGGAGCGACTCCATTAAATCGACTACCGCCGGCTCCAGCATCTCGAACGAACGGGAAAGCCCCCCTTCCCACTCGACCAGCACTGGAGTCTTGCTTTCCTCCCAGTTCGAGACTGCTGCCTCAAGCTTTTGCCAAATAGCAACTACGTTTTCACGAGACAGTCTTGGAGAATCGGTGATCGATTCTGCCGCCGCAGCGGATTGAGTCATCGGGTTGTTCCCTTAGCCAGTTTTGCACTGGCCCCAGAGACGCCCCCAATAATGGCCAAATGCAAAAACAAGCTAAAGGCAGCTTCCTATGACGCAACTCCAAATGTTTCTAGGACTTGCGCTCTCCTTCCCTCCACTGAAACGTGATTGGAGGCATTTTTTCATTGGGCCGGTGCAGCCGCTTTACCTGCGCGCAGGCGCGTCGTTCGGCTTCCTTTCGAGGGCGGCCGCCGTCGTACTCAATAATGGCCGCCCTCTCTTCCCATAGCTCGATGATTTCTTTGTCGCTTAGCCGGTCCACGGTTCACCTTCCGGCTTTCCTCTTCCCACTGGACGCCACTGCTTCGTCTTTGGCGCCGCGCGTCCTTGCTCCGTGGAAACGGCGTACCGCATCCGCGAGCCGTCCCAGTCCACGTCGATGACGCCGCACTGGCCGTGCCGGTTCTTCGCGCAGATTATCTTGCCATCCGTGGCAATCCGGCTTTCGCGGTGGACGAAGATGACGTGGTCAGCATCCTCTTCGACCGAGCCGGATTCCCGCAGCATCGCCAGCGTGGGAACCTCGCCCTCGGCTTGCCGGTTTAACTGGCTCAGCACGATGACCGGCACTTTCAGGTCTTTAGCCATCCGCTTTAGGTCTTTGCAGATCTCGCTCACTTGTTCGCGGCGGTCCATGCGGCCGTTGGGGTGCTTGATAAAGGTCAGGTAATCAATCACGACCAATCCAAGCCCGTGCCGGGCCTGCGTAATACGCGCGGCGGTCCGAATGTCGGACACAGTTGCCTTACTTGGCGCAAAAATCGACAAAGGCAGGTCGTGAAAACTGGAAACCGAACTGGAAATCTGCTCTAAGTCACGGTCAGATAAAGACTTACGTCCACTGCGAAGCCTGCTGATACTGATGCTTGTGTCGTTGGCCACTAAACGGTCGAAAATGTCCACGCCGTCCATTTCCAGCGAAACAAACAGCACTGGACGGCCGCGGTTCGCGTTATGCTCGGCAAGCTGGAGCGCGAATGCGGTTTTCCCGACCGATGCCCTTGCCGCCAGGACGGTTAAATCTCCGGCATGGAAGCCGCCAATCAGGTCGTCCAGCGGCGAAAGGCCGGTAAACGCCTCGACCTTGTGCTCAATCTGCTTGGCCGCAATGCTCATTTCGCCGAGCGCCAAGCAGTCGTAGATTTTTAGCTCTCGGTTAGCCTTGATTTGCTGCAACTCAGCCTCAATCCAATCAACCGTGTCTTTAACCGGCTCCCTGTTCTGCACCATCTGCGCCGCCTGCTCTACCACATTGGCAATCTTGAGCAAACGACTCGCATCAATCACCCGCCGGACATGCAGGCGAAAATCCAGCCGGTAAACATCTGCCATCTCCAGCATGGTTACCAAAGTCGCCTTGGAAATGCCTGACTCCTGAATCGCTCTGGCAGTGTTTGACTCTTGCCACTCTTCGCCAGCCATTCGCAGCAGAATAAGCCGCTCGTACAACACGCCAAATTCAGGAGTCTGGAAATCCTCCTTGAGCAGTCGCACCGAGTAAGCCTTGTCCAGCAGCGACGGGTCGAGCAGCGCGGCCGACAAAACCGCAAGCTCTGAATCTACGGTTTGCTGTTTTTCGCTGCGTTTTGAAATTCGCCGTGTAACGTTCATATTTGCCTCCTAACGAGTTTCGTGCTTTCTTGGCCTCATCAGCCAAACTACCCACCAATCACTTCACAGACGCCGTTTAATCGAATCCCAGGAGTAGGTAAAAGCCTATGCCGACTCCGCAGGTGTAATCTGGGTCCATCCTTGGTACGGGTCGGCTTTGGGTTTATAGCGCCCGTAGTTGCCCTCCAAAACCCTAGCCAGCGAGTCAGGCCGAATGAACCAGTCTATGTTTGCTCGCCACCCTCGGTCGTTGTCGCCGAGGCAGAAATCGATCTCGGAAACAGCTTGGCATCCCTCGGCAAAATGCTTTTGCCACCAAGGGTCTCTCAGGCGGGTGGTAATCATGTCCCGCCGCTTCTTCGTCAGTCTTGGCCGCTGACCCGTGTAGTGCCGCCAACAATCGACCACGTCGCAGGGCTTCCAACCGGGCTCTTCTGCGACTGCATCGCCGCTCGGTGGTGAATCCGAGGAAGCAGGCGGTTTTTCTTTATCTTCTTTTTCTATTGAGTCTGAGTCTGAGACTGGGCTTTCGTTTTGCTTACGTTTTAGCTTTGTGTTTAGCTTTTGTTTAGCTTTGCCGTTAGCTTTTCCTCTTCCGCCCTTTTTTCCGTTTTCACTGCGAATTCGCTGCTTTTTTCGCTCTTCCTCCAGCCGCTCGTTAATCCACTGGCCGGGCTCAACTTCCTTGAATTTTAGTTTCAAAACTCGTTCGACTAAAGCTGAATCAATAGCTGAATTGAAAGCTAAACAAAAGCTAAATGAAAGCTGACCGTGAAGCCAAGAAGCAGCCAGCAAACGGATGTAAATTCCGACCTCGGCCGTGCTCATCGTCAGCGTTCCACCCAGGAACGAGTCGGGGTAAAAGCTAAAAGCGGGCGATTTCCGCGCCATGAAAACCTCCGTGCATGAAAAAGCCCGCTCCGAGCTGGTGACAGGCAGACTCGGGCGGGCTGAAACGCGGCTAAGCCGCGAAAAAAGATTGAATTAATGCTGGCTGTCACACCGGCGGGAAAAGTCTAGTGCGACAGGCCTTTCAAATCAATAGCTTTGTTCCTATGATTCGCAAGTCTAAAGGAATCAAGGACTTACGTTATGGATGTAATTGTTCGTGTCGCGAAAAATGTCAGGCTCAAGCGGATTTTGGCCGGCATGACGCAGCAAGAATTGGCCACAAGGATGAGCGACCAAACTGGCAGCCGCTGGGCGCAGCCACAGGTCAGCGACATTGAGCACGGAAAAGCCGCTGTAACGCTGATGACACTGGAAAAACTGGCGGCCGCTCTAGAAGTTACCGTTGCTGAATTGATTCAAATTCCGCGGGCCCGCGACATTGCCAAGCTCGGGAAAAAAGCTGAGCTTATCAGCCGTTCCAGCGAGGCTCGCGGGTAAACAGGACCGCCACAGGCTGCTGAAGCAGTTTGGCGATTTTTTCGAGCGTTTTTAGCTGAATGTCGCACCTGGCTGTCTCAATAGCCGTGTAAGTTGGCTGAGCCATCTTCATCAATTCAGCCATTTTGGTGGCAGTAAACCCCATTTCGAGGCGAATTTCGCGAATGTTTTGCACTACCCTTTTGTGCAAATCGCTGATTTTAGACGGTTTTGTGGTCCTTCGGTCCAATCGCCCGTTTCTGACGGTCATAGGTGGTTTCCTAGTCTATTGACGAAAGAAAACCCACCAACTAGGGTGGGGTGAGTGCGGATAATAGGAGTCGAACCTACACGACCTTGCGGTCACTAGAACCTGAATCTAGCGTAGGTTAATTCCTATCTTCGATACGACCCGCACAGATGGACCGAAAGGAAAGGGTTTTAACCCGCCAGCAGACGGAGAAGATTGCTGTCCCGCCTCACGGATGCCTACCCTGTTTTAGTGGAGGCTTACCAATGCTTTTGTCTCAGTTTTTGGTTTCCTACTCGCTCCAGCGCGAACTAACGGAATCGTCCGTCGAACAGTACCGTATCGCCATCAATTGTTTTGATTTGTGGATTGGCCACAAAGCATCAATTGAAGAACTGACCGATGACGCGGTGAATCAATTTTTGATTGACTATGGCCGGAACCGAAGACCGCACACCGTCACGTCCAAGCGAAGAAGTCTGCTGGTGCTCTGGCGAGCAATCGCCGACCAGCATGAAATCACCGCGCCGAAGAGAATCCGAAAAATCAAAACGTCACCAACGCCGCGTGACGTTTGGTCGGCCGAAGACGTGAAGCAAATTGTTTTGCGTCTTCGGTACAAAACCGGACGACTGCCAAAGATTGGCGTCAGGAGCGGAGATTATTTTGCTGGCCTTGTGCTTGCAGCCTGGGAGACCGGGTTGAGGCTTGCTGACCTCGTCAACCTGACTCGCGACCACTTGAGCAAGCCCGGCTGGTTTGGCATCACGATGCAGAAGACCCAGCTGCCGCACTGGTGCAAGCTGCACGACCAAACGCGGCATCTGATTCTTGGCACGTTTGACGACGCGCCGCCTCGGGCGCTGTGCTGGCCAGACTGGGACGCTCGCACTGCAAAAGCTGGCTACAAGCACCTGCGAGCCGAAATTATGCAAGCTGCCGAGGCTGTTGGCCTATCGGCCAGCGACGGTCCCTTCAAAAAACTGAGGCGGTCGTCAGTCACGGCAGTTGAAATGATTGCCGCCGGGCAGGGTCAATTTCACGCCGGCCACACCAGCGCGGTGACAACGCAGAGATGGTATCTATCGGACGAGACTCGGCTGAACCGGCCAATTCCTCAAGAAATTCCAGTTTAAGAAAAAAACCAGTCCGTCTATGTTGACCTGGCTATAGGTTCCACCCTATCATGCCGAAGTTAATCAGGGATTTGGTTTTCTTAAGGAGGACAAGAAATGTTGGTTCTTGGTCGTGATGTTGGTGAATCGGTTTTTATCGGTGACGTGGAAGTTGTGGTGCTAAAGCACAACGGCAAGAAAATGCGACTTGGCATTCGCGCTCCGAAGGACGTGAAAATCCTTCGAGCCGAACTGGTGGCAAATCCCGCGAGCACCGAAAACGCCGACGATTCAAAGTAGTTTATTTTTGAGGAGAATTTTATGACAGTGACAGTGCGAGATAGAACAAAGCGAATCGGCGCTTCTGATGCCGGCGCAATCTTGGGCCTGAGCCCCTACAAAAAACCCTACGAGGTCTGGCTGGAGAAAACCAACCAAGTCGAGCCGTGGGAAGGAAACGAGGCGACCCGGGCCGGGAAAAAGCTGGAGTCGTTGCTTTTGGAGGAGGCAGAGTTAGACCTGGGCGACCTTGCATGGGACGTGTTTTGCCCGTCTCCCTACGGCGAGCCGATTGCGGCAACCCTCGACGCACAAGTGATTTCAACCGGCGACGTGGTGGAGTGCAAGACCTCGGGCATGACCGGAGGCCCGGTGGTTGGCTACTGGGGCGAAGAGGAGACGGACCACATCCCAGAAGAGTATTTGGTTCAGACCCAGATTCAAATGTACTGCTCAGGGGCCGAGCTTGCGCACGTTTATGCCTATCTCGGCAAAGCAATCAAGTCGGTTTACCAAGTGCGGTATGACCGCCAGCTGGCCGAGTCAATCGCTGAGACGCTTGCCAAGTGGTGGGAGAAGCATATCGTCGGCGGAATTGCGCCTGACTCAACGGGCGCTCTGCCGGACCTGCTTAAGCGAGTGCGAAGGCAACCAGAAAAGATTATCGAGGTTGGCCAGGAATCCACGTTTCAGTTGCGGTCGGTCATTGACGATATGGCTCAGGCCAAAGACCGTCGCAAGGAGATTGAGGAGCAAATCGAGCTGATGCAGGGCCAGTTGATTCTTGCTCTCGGTGACGCCGAGGCCGCCAAGCTTGCTGACGGAACAAGCATTACCTACATGCTGACCAATCGTAAAGGCTACACCGTCGAGCCTAAGTCTTACCGGACCCTGCGAATCAAGGAGCGCAAGTAATGAATGCAGTAATTGAAAAACCAAAGCTTCTCAGTGTCATGGCCGCAAGGCTCGGTGTAGAGCCCGAGAATATGCTGCGCATCCTAAAAAACACCTGCATTAAGCCGACTCGTGGTGGCAAGGAGGCCACCAACGAGGAGGTGCAGGCGTTCTTGATTGTGGCGAATCGCTACGATTTGAACCCGATGACTCGCGAAATTTTCGCGTTCGAGTCTAACGGGGCAATCATCCCGATTGTTTCAATTGACGGCTGGGCAACGCTCGTTAATCGCAACGAGCATTTTGACGGCTGCGACTTTGAGACGGCGCACGGGGCCGACGGGAACCTTCTAAGTATCACTTGCCGTATCTACGACAAGCGGCGGACTCGTCCGATTGCTGTCACTGAGTATCTGGCCGAGTGCCAGCGACCCAGCCAGCCGTGGCGAACCATGCCGCACCGGATGCTGAGGCACAAGGCTTTCATGCAGGCCGCTCGCCTTGCGTTTGGACTGTCGGGCATTTACGACGAGGAGGAGGGGCTGCAAATCGCCAAAAACGAAATGCAGGTCGAGTCGCCAAGGATAACCACGGCGGGCACTGCGGGCCTGCGGGATAGGCTGCTACCTACTCAGGCACGAGAAGAGCCGGCCCAGGAAAAGCAAGACGAAGCCGTTGAACCGATTGTGGAACACGAACCCGAGGCGGCCAACCAAAGCAGTTTGTGGGGCGACGAGGCTCCCGACTTTAGCCAACTGTTTTCAACCGCGCAGACCGCAAAAGCGGCGGGCGTCTTGGTCAACCAGCTTGCTGCGGCCCATCCAGACCACGGCGAGGCGATTGAAAAGGCTTACGAAAGCCGCCTGAAAGATTTCAGGAAGGCAAAGTAGCAACCAACCCTTGGCGGTACTTACTCCTTAATCCGCCTCACGACTCGTAGGTCAAGCGAGTCTTTTTTTTGTCACCCGAAGGGAGTCTAGTGCAATGCTCAGGCAAGGTGAAATTGATTTCGACGGCCAGACTTACGCAAAAGATTTAGACCAGCAGCGACTGAGCGGCCAGCTGCTCGCAGTGCATTCTCTCATGTCAGACCACCAGTGGCGAACATTGGCAGAAATCGTCTGCTTGCTTGGCAAGGGAAGCGAAACCGGCGTTTCCGCCAGGCTTAGAGACCTGCGAAAGCCACGTTTCGGATCGCTGACGGTTGAGAGTCGGAGGCGGCAGCCTAGCGGTCTTTGGGAGTACCGGATTACGGAGAACGGAAATGCAACTTGACGAAGTGATGTTTTATTGTTTCGCTGGCTTCGTTGCCGGCGCGGTGTGTGTTTGGTGCGCTTGGGCGCACGCAGTAACGAAGGACTGAGCGATGGCTAGGCAACAAAAAAAGAAATGGACCGCTGCTGAGTGGATTCGGTTTGGCAATCGCGTCAAAAGAGTAAGAAACGAATTGGGAAGTTTAGCCCGGGACATACAAGGCGTTTGCCCGAGACGAAACGTAAATGCGCTTTTTAGGATTCAAGACAAGCTCGACCATTGGAAGCACGAAATGGAGCAGTTTCCGTTTGGTGTCGTTCCTGAAGAAATAATAACTCAGGTGTTCTATGGAGACGAGCTTCCAGAAGATTATCAATAAGGCGATGGACTGCTGGAAAAGCGATAGTCGAAGTTTTGCACCGTGGCGGAATTGGTAGACGCAACCCGACAAGGGGAAAGCTCTTGGTTCAAGTCCAGGCGGTGCGGTTGGGTGTCGGGATAAATGTCGGGGAAAAGGAGGTGAACGAATGAGCGAGAAAATTGAACCTGGCGATGGATGGCGGTTGATTGACAAGCAAAAGGACACAAAGCGACCGGGCGACGAGTATTGGTCCTGCCTTGATGAGTGGGTTACCTCGTCGAATGACGGCATTTTTTATTCCGAACACGTTTACCGTCGCCGCATCCCGGCCAAGCCGGAGGCGATAGAAATTAACGGTCATCGAGTCAGCCTTGACAGCGGTTTTGTGCGAATTGGGCGTTTGTCTTCGCACTACTATTTTACGGCTCGGCCGGCGGCGATTCGCCAGCTAGCTGACTGGCTGACACGGTTTGCCGACTGGCGAGAGGCACAAGGAGAGGCCAAATGAGCGATGACAAAATGCGAGCCGAGTTTGAAGCGTGGGCTGACAAGCAATGCATGTCGCTTGCCCGCATTGGCTGGAAAGACGGAAGCGTCAGCGAGTATGCCTACACGTCCACCTTTGATGCGTGGCAGGTTTGGCAAGCTGCCTACGCTGCTGGGCGGCTGTCGGTGCAGAAAGAGAAAGAAGATTGGTCGAAGGCGGTAAACAAGGCATTTATTGACTCCACAAGGAAATCAGTTGATGACTGGCGAGAGGCACGGGAAGGGGCTAAGTAATTAGAACTCTAGCGGTAACCGAGTCGCCGCCAAGGGACTCGGGGTTGAGAACTAGGTGACCGGCGACTTCGGTTCACCGCTTTGTTATCGGGTGATTTATGTGGGACCATTCAGTATATAACATGGAAGCAAACGCAAGACGCACGGAGCGGCAGAAAAGAACTGTGTGTATTTCTGAGATAGAGCCGCTGTCAGTCAGGGAAAAGCTCTTAGTCGAGAATGCATATCGTCGCGGGTTTTTCCAAGGGTGGTATCAGTGTTTAGAGACAATGAAAGATGCGGTCTCTGAACGCACCATGGAGAGATTTTTGTACGGCCCATTGTATCGATGGAGGTACAGTAAGCATGGTGGGAAGCTTACAATCCCACCGGAACTGCGTCGAATAAAACCATCGATAACAACAGCTATACAGCCACCTGCGTAACGCCAAGCCTGTATCGCCGACAGACGGCTTTTCGCAGCACAGTGAAGCACGGAGGCAAAAAATGAGAATCTTAAACCTTGGAGCCGGCGTCCAGTCAACGACGCTTTTTCTGATGCTGATTAACGGCGACTTGCCGCCGGTTGACTACGCCATTTTTGCGGACACGGGCGACGAACCGCAGGACGTGTACCAGCACCTCGAATTCCTCAAAACGCTTGGCGGGCCGGAAATTGTCGTTTGTCGGGCAAGCGAAACAAGCCTTGGCGATAACCTCAAAAACGGCATGAACGCCACCGGCCAATGGTTTGTTTCGATTCCGGCTTATACGGCTGACGATGTTGGCAAGCCGCTTGGAATCGGTCGCCGGCAATGCACCGCCGAATACAAGATTAAGCCAATCGAAAAGGCGATTAGACAACTTGCTGGACTGGAAAAGGGCCAGCGTAAACCGAAGGAACTGGAAATTACGCAGTTGTTTGGATTGTCGTTTGACGAGCCTCGGCGTGTGGACAGGGTGCGGACGCGGTTCATCGGTCGGGCTGGATGGCGTGCCGAGTTCCCGTTGTTTGACGAATTTATGACCCGCAGTGACTGCTTGGCGTGGCTTTCAAAGCGACTTCCCGGCTACACAGTGCCACGTTCTGCCTGCGTGTTCTGCCCGTACCGCAGCGACGATGAGTGGCTGAGGCTTAAGGAGACGGACCGGCAAGGCTGGAATCGAGCGGTCGAGATTGACGAGGCCATGAGAGACGAATCAAGCCGCTGCACAAAAGGCATGGAATCGAAGCAGTATGTGCATAGAAGCTGCCAGCCGTTGGCCTTGGTGCAGTTGCAGGCCAAACCGCCTGACAAGCAGATGAAGTTTCAGTTTTCGCAGATGGACTGCGAAGGCATGTGCGGCAACTAACAGCCGATGCAGCCTTTAACAACGCAGTAAAACACGATTCAGTAACGAAAATACCCCTTTTTTTATTGCAAACCATAGGTAGGAGCCTACCGCTTGAAACGGACTGCGCTGAAACGAAAGACGCCAATGAAGCGGACGGCGCTGCGCCGCAAACCAGCCAAGAAAAAGTCGCTGCGAGCGTTAAAAAAGAAAGCCTGGGAACTGCTCAGCAAGGCAATCCGGCTGGAGCGACGAGAAGGGAAAGACTTGCTTGTCTGGTGCGTTAGCTGCCAGCGAAAAATGCCGTGGAAGCAAATTCAAGCCGGCCATTTCATCGACGGTAGGTTTAACTCAATCCTGTTCGACGAACTTGGCATCCACCCGCAATGCGGCCTTTGCAACGTCGTTCATAACGGCCGCAAAGAGGAGTATTTCATTTACATGGAGATGACGTTTGGTCGAGAAGCAATCGACGAGCTTCGTGTCCAGCGGAACAAACAAGTCAATTTCACCTCCGAGCAACTGGAGCAGATGATTGCCGGCTACAGGCAGCGAATCAAAGACGAAATCGACCGAAGGGGAGAGTGATGTACGAGTATCGCGGAGAAGTGGTCAACGTGGTCGATGGAGACACGGTTGATGTTCGGATTGACCTGGGCCTGGAAATTCAGCGAGAGATTCGGCTACGGCTGTTTGGAATTAACGCCGCCGAGCGGTTTACCTACCTCGGGAAGATGGCCACCGAGGCCTTGCGGGACACACTGGCGGGCAACCCTAAAGTCACCGTCAAGACATTCAAGGACCGAACCGAGAAATACGGACGCTACCTCGCGATTCTCACCGCCGAGGACGGCACGAATATCAATGACTGGCTGGTCGAGAGCCACCTTGCAGAAAGACAAACGGGCTGACCAGTTAAGGCCAGCCCGCTTGCGAACTGCAACGGAAGGAAGGTAGCGACCGTGCGTTATGCCTTGGTTGCTGCTCGGACTGCCGGCAGCGAGTAAAGAACCGTCATGCGGGTCCGGCCGGCATCTCCAGCCGCGCCGACGGTCGTGACCGACCCGCGAATCTTGCGAGCCGTTGCCGAGTACCGATTGTTCCAGTGGGTATTCGTGCCGCCGTTGTATGCGCCAGCCTTGCCGCCAGCTTGGGCAAAAGACAGCCCTTCGTTGGCAAGCAAGTCAGTTGCCTTGAGGTTGATGCCAGTGAAGAATCCGTCAAAGTCAATTTCAACGCCTGCTGTGGTCGCATCACCGACAATCATCGTGGCGCTGGTGGTCGCTGTCCACACGGCGGTTTGGTGGACCACAATATCAACCACAGTCGCCCCGGCGGGCAGATTAACGTCTCCCGTGTAAGTGCCAGCTCCGGTAGTTTCGGTGAAGGTCACTTCAGCAGAGCAGATTCCGGTTGCTGGGTTATATGTGTTGGTCGTATCGTTGAACACTTCCAAGACAAGGGTGTCGTTGTTGAGAAACGGCTGCCCGCTGCTGGCGTTAAGGGGGCGCTGGGCGGTCGTGCCGCTCATCGACAGGCCGTTCATTACGAGTGGGTCGGACATGTATTTTCTCCTAGGAACAAAAAAAGCCGACCGACCCACAATTGGGTTATCGGCCGGCTCTGTTGGTCAGTTGCCTTGAATTGTCGAACTATTTTATTGGCATTCTCATAACTGCCAAATCCAATTCACTCGAAAATCGAGTGTAATGCCCAAAAACGGGTAGGGTTCCAGTTCCTGCGGGCTTGTGCAGCCGGTAATCATCAAATCGTCAGCCAAAAGAGCATACCCATCCTGATTTCGGGGCTGCCACCGCTGCCGAGTGCCAGTCGTGCCGTTGTAGTCCACCAGCAAAGCCGAGAGTATTTTGGGCTTGATAACGGTGATCAACCCCCTGCTCCGGTCCTCGGCCAGCGAGATGTTCAAGTTATGAGGCTGCTCGCTTTCCATTCTCACCATTGGCGTGACAAGAACATGGCAGGACTCCATAACGCCGCAGGGCGGCATCGTTGTCCGATCCGAGCCTTGTGTGCCGTAGACGCTGTTACTCACCGCAATCGAGCAGCACAGGTCAAAATCGGGGGCTTCCCGCGGAAGCGGCTGGTCATCGAAATAGAGATTGTCAGGCCCAAGCAAATCATCCACTCGGTCCAGCAATCGATTGCGGACAGCCTGGAGAATCTCGACTTGGGTGACTTGTGCAATCTGCATCAGATTTTACCGCCAACTGCGGCATTTTTAGGGGCATCAGCCTTTACCGGGCTTGATTCGCCAATGGCTGGGGAGCTTGGCGACCCGAGGGCTTCCCCCAGCGGCTTGGGCTCTGCGCTGGTCCAGCTGGTCGCAAACTTTTGAGCAAGCGCCGCAATGTCCGCCAAAACATTATCCCGAAAATCGTCCGAGGCTTTTTCTAACCTCGCACGGTCTTTCGTGATTGCGTACAAAACCTGAAACGCAGACTCAGCTTGCCAAGCCAGTCTTGGCGAACGTTCAAAAATCGAACCGATTTCGTTTGTCAAGTTCCATCCCACCCAGAGCCGACATGAACTCGAAAGCTTTGCGCGTCACCGGCCCAACTGACGCTGACAAAGTAGGTTCCAGCAGTAGCAAAATTCGCTCGGGGAATGACGACCTCCAGATTGAAGCCATCCTTTCCGTCTACGCCTGGGTTCCACCGCGGGTCAGGGTTGCCTGTCGTCCCTTTTACGGGTGTCACCTTCGCGGCCGTCAATCCGCTAATCGTGACGGCTTCAAAAGGGGTAAAATCCTTACTGAGCTTGACCGTCACAGTTTCTACGTTCGAGCTAGTCAGCGGGATGCCTGCATTGCTGCGCATCATCATCAGCAAAACGCAGTCTTGTCGCTCAGTCAGTATCTTGGTTCGCATTTATTTGCACCAAACCGGTCAAGTCGCTACACGTCGAACAGGCCCGTACCTTGCCATTCAAGCAGCTTTCTGGCCGTAAAGAGCACTCGCCGTGCAGTTTGCAGCCCCAAACAGAAATTGGCCGCTTGACGCAGGGCCGACTGCCGGACTGCATTGTATAGGTAATTCCCTTGCGGTGAACGCAAAATAACTCCTCGGCCGCCGCAGACAATTCCGCCTTGGACGGGCCGGGCGCGGTCGGGTTTTCTGCTTGGGCCTGCTTCGGGGCCGGACGAGTAATCTGAACGACCCGGCTGGTCATCGCCCGGTCAGCGCAGGTGATACACCGCTGGGTGTGACTGGAGTTAATTCGTTCCAGTACGCATTCACCATGCTTGGGGCAGTTAAAGACAGGCATCAGCTTGCCGTTAAACGGACTGAACTCGAACCGAGAGACTTCGCCCAGGTGCAAACAAGCTTTATTGGTCAGGGTCACCGTCTCGCCAGTGATTTCCGCAATCACGGCATTCTGGCCGGTTTTTTCCCACGGGCTCGGCTGCGGAAAATGCTCCAGCAGGGCCGCTCGCAAACTACCATCAAAGGCCGCATCGCTCCAATTCACGGCTTTGCGGGATTGAAGAGTTTTTTCCCAGTAAGCCTGCGTTTTATTTCCACGAACGTAGGCGAAATCATTTACCGCTGGTTCTGTAGAGACCTGGAATCGGTTGGCGTACAAAATCTCAATTAACCAATTCCGGCTGGTCAAATCGACTTCCGAAGCCAACTGGAGGAGTTTTTGTTTTTCAAAACACCACGGCCAGTGGGTTGCGGTGTCTTTCGTTGGCCAGCCCCGCGCCGCGCACTCAGTCAGTGTTGCTTTTCTGGATTCGTGCCACGAAGAACCGCCAATTCGAGCAATGTCCGAATCGGTGTAATTGCCACCACCGCGATGCCTGGCGGTCAACAAGTCTTGAATGTCAATTTCGCTGCTGACAACCGTGTCATCACTGAACACCAAAAACCGCTCGGTAACGCAATCGTTCCAGCAGGCGGTGAGGAGCTTGGACTGCACATCTCGCTCGCGGCTGCCGTTCTCGGTAACGGCAATGCGGTCCCCGGCGTACCACTCAGGCGCGCGGCCAACGATTACCGGCATGACAACACAGCCCTTTAGGTTTTGAAGGCTGCGTAGGCTCCACCGCAGTTCATCTCCCCGTGCGGCGTGGTCGAGAAAAGGGTAAACAGCGCTGATAATCATTTTTTGCACTTTGCGCTTCGGTCTCGATGTGTCGCGTTGTGATAGCGTCGGGTTTCTTTACGAAACAAGTATGGGTCCAAAGCACTTCCTACGTCCAGCGCTTGGATTGCCGGGTTAAACTGCCAAAGCCAATGAACGAAAACTGTAGCAAGAGGACCAGCAGATAGAAGTATCAGCGAATCTTTCCATGTCGAAGCGATTAACTTCATATCGCGACGCAAACGCTCAAAATCACTCTCAAACACGTTCACGCAGTCCCCTGGCACTAAGTACAACCCGCTGATGCTGGCCGGCCACGAAATCGGAAAAATGGTTTTTTTGCTTGCAATCAAGAAAATGGGTTTTTGAATTTTGTGGAGGCTGCGGCAAAACTCCGTGTAATTGCCATTTATGAATACACAAGCAAACGTGGTAACACCTTTGCATTTTTCAACTAAAACGTCATGGAATTTAGGTTGATGGCATCGGCATGAAATGCCCTGTATTAACTGGTCGTTTTCGGCAACTTCGTTTAGCGCTTTACCGAGCAAGCTTTGCCCGCCAGGATGTGCCCATCCATCGACTCTTAAGGCTTGGCCGTGAACCCTGCCCTCTGTCATCAGAAGACACTCTCCGTCGCCAAATCTGGAAACCGCAACCGGCTCTCCCGATTCGACCTTGCCTAAAATGTAGTTCAACGAAGATTCAAAATCTAAATTTAAGCGGTACATGATGCCTTGCAAACCATGAACGTTTCAGGAGTTGACGATATTCACGTTACTATCCAGCACGAAAATCAAAACAAACCAAGTCAAAACAGAATCAGTCCAATCATCATTCCGCCACACCAGCAGGTCGGTCGGCTTCACCGATTGACCGCGCAGAGCTTCCAGTTGCAGGCCGATGTTCCGCCGCTTGTAAGTGTTGAGAATGACACCAATTTGCTTCATTCAGCAGACCCCAAAATCCATTCATTTCCTGTTCACGGTCAACTTGCGGACCAAACATAACAGAGGCAGCAACGGCAAAACAAATTGAACAAAAAAGAACGCAACCACAAAACAGCATTGCCTCAAAACAATTGCAGGTATTTTTCATGTCTTAAAGCGGCGCAACCGAATCACACGGTTCGCAATCAAAGCCCGCAGTCAAAAACGGAATAGCGCCAGTTTTCAAAGAAACAAACCAATTGCTGCAATTTGCAGATGTTGGCGGCGTTGAAGTTCCAGTAATCGTGACGGTTTGGCCTTGGCAAAACGGTCCGTTTGTGACCGTAGAATTCCCGAGAGAGCAGTTAGTTACCGCCGGATTTGATGCAGCATTCGCATTCACGTCGCAAATATAATAAGCGCCGCAAGATGGCGCGACCCCCGCATTCGCGTTTGCCGTAGCGGTGATTGACCAGTTCCCAGTAGCCATGTCGTAACTTGCCGAGATAATATCCCAAAATGGCCCGCCTGATTGGTAGCCCGTACCAGGAATAGATACCGTGACGCCATCAACGCAATCCGGCGGTTCAGGGGCGCCGCTAGATGAACTGGCGGAATTGCCGCTACCGCAATCGCAGCAACCAACAGTCTCGCCAGTCGGCTGCCAGTATTGCAATACTCGGGTGTCTAGGCAGTCTCCGTTCCAGCAGACTTCGTATTGGCGAATCCATCGCTGCAACACACCGTCAACACATCTTAAATCGTAATCTGTAAACTGTGCGCAACACTCGTCCGTGCCGCTGCTACTACTGGAGCTTGCGTCAGCGCACCAGTGCTTGAGCACGACGTAATCCGCACCCTTGGTCAACACTGTCGTAAACACGGATGATACGTTGTAAACCTTCTTGCCAGCTGCACATCCAGGCAGGGTAGACTTCAGCCGTCTTCGGTGATAATCGTTGCCGTTCCCAGCCGCACCGAGGTCTTCGTACCAGATATTGCAGGCTGCTTTTTCTACCGGCAACCGCCCTGACATTTGCAAAAGCGCAAAATCAATTGCGCATTGGGTTGCCGAGGGGCTGCACGGCGATGTGCCGCTCGTCCTGCTTGTTTTCTCTTGGGAAAACTCGTGAATGCCGGACAGGTCAATTCCGCAGCCATCGCTTGAATCGCTGTTTGACAGATAGGCTTTGTAGTCCAGCCAGTAGTCGCCGCCCGTAACCTT